TGGGCTGGGTGGGTGGGCTCGTGCCGCTCGACCCGGACCGCGTCACCGGGCCGGAGGAGCTCGCAGATGGCACGCTCCGCTACGAGTACGCTCGGCCTGGCGGTGGCGCCAAGGTCAAGATGATAGGGAATCAGGACATGTGGCACCTGCGCGGCCTGAGCCATGACGGGCTGCGGGGCCTGTCGATGATCGAGGCGGCGAACGATTCGATAGGGCTCTCGCTCGCGGCAGAGCGTCACGCCGCCCGCTTCTTCGAGCGCGGCGTGAAGCCGACCGGCATCCTCCAGCACGAGAAGACGTTGAAGCCCGAGACCGCGAAGGAAATGAGCGAGTCCTTCGGGCGCGTCTACGGGGGCGAGTCGGGGACGGGGAAGATCCCGGTCTTGTGGGAGGGGATGAAGTTCAACCCCGTCTCGATGACGCTGAAGGACGCCGAATTCCTCGACTCGCGGAAGTTCTCGGTGGCAGAGATCGCGCGATGGTTCGGGGTGCCGCCGCACATGGTCGGGGACGTCGAGCGCAGCACGTCGTGGGGCACCGGGATCGAACAGCAGGGCCTCCACTTCCTGATCTACTCGCTGCAGCCGTGGATCACGCTCATCGAGCAGGCGATCCGCTTCTCTCTCGTCGTCCAGCCGGAGCGGTACTACGCGAAGGTCAACGCCTCGGCGATCCTCCGTATGGACGCGAAGGCGCAGGCCGACGTGTTCGGCGTGCTCATCGACAAGGGAGTCCTCAACCCGAATGAGTGCCGGGAGTTGCTGGAGCGCAACCCGCGCGAGGGCGGCGACGAGTACGTGGACGTGGCGAAGGAACCGGCGCCGCCCGGAGTGCAGACGGTTCCGGCCCCGGAGGAGCCCCCGGACGAACCCCCGGACGAGCCGGACGAGGACGACGCCGAGGATGCCACCGCGCAGGCGCTCGCCACCGCGCGCGGGATCGCTCAGGCGCGGGCCGTGGAGTTGTTCGAGGAAGAGGCGCAGGCGCTCACCCGACTCGCGAGGCAGCACGCGAAGGAGGAGGACACCTTCCGCATGGCCGCCGCGCGGTTCTACGGCCACTTCGCCGGACGGGTGGCGACGGCGATGGCGTGCGACAAGACGGCCGCGAAGGGCTGGTGTGAGACGCGGCGCGGGATGGTACTCGCCGACGGTATCGGAGCGGTGACGCAGGACGCCGCGGCGCTGGTCGCCCTGGCCTTGAACGGAGGCGCAACATGCTGAGCCTGATCCACGCCGTGGCCGGGCGTCCCTGGGCGATCCGTGCGGAGATCGCCTTCCACGTCCGCGGGATGATCGCGAAAGAGGGCATCGCCGGCCTGCGCCACCTCGCCGAGCTCAAGGAGGAGATCCACTCGCGCGACGGCCGGATGGCGGGGCCTGCGGGGCGTCCGGCTGGCGGCTCGACGGTCGCGGTGGTCCCCGTGATCGGGACGCTGACCCAGCGCGTCCAGGCGATCGGTAGCGTCGGCGAGACGCGCTCCACCGCGGATGTGGCGGCCGAGGTGCGGGCCGCGGCCCTGGAGCCCTCGGTCGACGGCATCGTGCTGGAAGTCGACTCGCCGGGCGGGGAGGTCTTCGGGGTGCCGGAGGCGTGGGCCTCGATCCGCGAGTCGGCCAAGATGAAACCCGTGGTGGCGCACGCGAACAGCGTGGCGGCCTCGGCCGCCCTCTACCTGGCCAGCGCCGCGCGTGAGATTTGGGTGACGCCGAGCGGCCTCGTGGGCAGCGTCGGGGTCTACTCGCTCCACATCGACGCCTCGAAGGCGCTCGACCAGATGGGCGAGGCCTGGGACTTCATCGTGGCGAGCAAGAGCCCCTATAAGATCGAGGGCAACCCGGCCGGGCCCCTCACGGGCGAGGCTCGGGCGCACGCGCAGGACCGCGTCGACGAGTACATGGGGATGTTCCTGCGCGATCTGGCGAAGGGGCGCGGGGTGTCCGAGAAGCACGTCGAGGGCAACTTCGGCGGGGGCCGGATGCTCGGCGCCGCGGAGGCGGTCGCCGTGCGGATGGCCGACTACGTCGGCACCTTCGACCAGGCGATCAAGCGCGCGGCGCAGCTCGCCGCCCCGGCCGGCGCCGGGAGGCCACGCGCCGAGGTCGTGCCGATCGTTCCGGTGGCCGTCGATCCTGTCGAGTTGACCATGCGGGCCGCCCTGGCCGGCGTGAAGGTTGAAAGGGAGAAGATCTGATGGCCATCCTAGTCGCCACACCGCTGGCCGACGCCGGCGTGAACCTCTGCACGACCCTGACGGGCAACGTGGACTCGACGAACATCATGGACCGCGGCCACACGCTGGGCGGGCCGTGCATGCTGCGCGTCGTTTCGACGGTCGGGGCCGGGCCGACCGTGAAGCTCGACATCCAGGGCTCGATGGACAACGTGACGTTCTTCAACGTGCCCTACTCGCTGGTGGCGACGCCGGAGACCTGGGTGGTCGCGCAGATCACGATCATCGCGGCGCTCACCAACTACTACATCCTCAAGGGCGGCGTGCCCTGGCGGTACGCCAAGACCGTGATGAGCGCGAACACCAACGTAACCCTGACCGTCGACGCCTTCCCGACGTCGTTCAAGGGCTGAGCGGGCCTACCGGGGCCATGATGGACAAGAACACGGCCGCATGGGCGCGGAGATACCGAGCGTCCTTTATCGAGAGTCATCCTGGCCAGCCAAATCAGGACGCTCGGAATCGGGAACTGTGGGCACTCTGCTCCGCGGGTTACACGTCTACGGAAGCCGCAAAAAAGGTCGGCGTGAGACCAGAGACGGCACGACACGCCATCGCCAAGCAAAGGCGGAAGCATACGCATCCGAGTCACCGCTCCGCTCCCACGTCTTGCGCTTGGTGCGCGGACGGGCGGGGGGCTTGACAGGCCGTGGTAAGATTGTCGTGACGTAGAAGGGCACCGTCCGCCTCGGCCCGCAAGGGCTTCTCCGGTCGGGCCATCGCAGCACCGCGCCACTGGCGCCCCTGCTGTTTCGGCATCTGAGCCGTCTTTCAGATGCCGGCAGGGGCGCTTTCGCTTTCTGGCCGGCATCGACAGGAGCTGCGATGGAAAGACTCAAGGAACTGGAAGTCGATCGGGAGGACCGCCGCGGCGAGATCAAGGAGATCTTGACCGCCGCCGGCAAGGACAAGCGTCCCCTGACCGAAGACGAGCGGCAGAAGGCCGGGACCCTCACGTCGGAGCTCGAGCAGATCGAAGCGACGATCAAGCTCGAGGAGCAGACACTGGCGTGGAATCGCGACAGCGCGCCGGCCGTCCGCCGGCCCGACGGCGACGTCGCGGCGTCCAGGCCGTTCAAGCCCTACGCCGCGGGCCTTGGGGGGTCGCGTAACCCCTGGGGTGACTGCTCCTCGGAGCTCGGGACGCAGGTCGCGTTCGGCAACTTCCTCCAGGCCGTCGCGGCCTGCGCGAAGGGTGCCCCGGCCGACCCCCGGCTGGCGCAGGTGCCGATGGGTCCGATGGCCGCCGCTTCCGGCCTGAACACCAGCGTCGGCAGCGAGGGCGGATTCCTCGTCCGGACCGACTTCTCCACCGCCCTGCTGGCCAAGGCCATGGGCGAGTCCGTCCTGGCGAACCGCTGCAGCACGATCGACATCGGCGACGGCTCGGACGGGATCGAGCTGCCCTACATCGACGAGACCTCCCGCGTCACCGGCTCCCGGTGGGGCGGCGTCCAGGTCTACCGGCGCGCCGAGGCCGACACCGTGACCGCCTCGAAGCCGAAGCTCGGAATGCTGGAGATCCGGCTCGAAGACCTGATGGGCATCTGCTACGCGACCGACCGCGCCCTGCGTGACGCGACGAGCCTCGGGCAGATTATCCAGACGGCGTTCTCGTCCGAGTTCTCCTTCCGGGTGGACGACGAGATCCTGCGGGGCAGCGGCGCCGGGCAGTGCCTCGGCATCCTGAACTCGGGCGCGCTCGTCACCCAGGCGAAGGAGACCGTGCCGGCGCAGATCAACGACACGTTCATCACCGAGAACGCCCTCAAGATGCGCTCCCGGATGCCGGCTCGTCTCCGGGCCGGAGCCGCGTGGTTCATCCAGCAGGAGCTGGAGCCCCAGCTCCCGATGATGACCGTCAAGGTCCTCAACGTGGCCGGCACCGAGTGGGTCGGCGGCGGCGCCCCGATCTACATGCCGGCGAACGGGCTCGCCGGTCAGCAGTACGACACCCTGTTCGGGAAGCCGGTCATTGTGATCGAGCAGTGCGCGGCGATCGGCGACCTCGGGGACGCCTTCTTCGCCAACTTCAACGAGTACCTGCTCATCCGCAAGGGCGCGCTGGAGACGGCCGAGAGCATCCACGTGCGCTTCCTGTACGGGGAGAACACGTTCCGGTTCACGTACCGGATCAACGGGGCGCCCGCGTGGAAGACCACGCTCACGCCCTACAAGGGCACGCTCGCGCTGAGCCCGTTCGTCACCCTGGCCGCACGGTAAGGGAGGAGACAAATGCCCCACTTCGGAGCCGAAGACGTTCTCTGCCAGCCGCTCCTCTACCCGGCCGCGGACGCCGGGGGTCGCACGTCGTCGTACTACAGCCTCAAGGGCGCGGTCAAGGCCTGGATCGACGTGATCGTCACGCAGGGCAACGCCGCCACCATCCTGCTGAGCCCGATGCAGGCTCTCACGGTGGCGGGAGGGACGCCGATCGCCTGCCGGGCCGCCCGCATCTGGACGAAGC